TACAACAGAATTGTCGGGATTTACGCTGGAATGTTAAGGCAATATTATATTTTAGTCAAGGATTGGGAAAAAAATGGTTGTCCGGCAACCATTGAAAGTGCTGCAGGTTCTCTTAAGAAACATCCATCACTAGACCAGATTGAGAAATTGAGAAAAGACATACTATCTTACTCTAATCAGTTGATGTTAAATCCAAAAGCTAACAATGCAGGTCAAATTAAAGAAGATGATGAACCTAATCCGTTCGCGAATTTTATAAAGTAAAGGAGGTGTTAAGTGAATAAAGTCAGTGTAAATTTTTTAGAAGCAAAAAAGTATGCAGATGATTTAGTCAGTGGTAAGAAGTTAGCTAATATTGAGCAAGTTCAGGCTGCTAAAAGATTTATTGATGACTTGAAATCTGATAAATGGGATTTCAAAAGTGAGCAATTTGATTTCGTCATAAGTCTTATCGAAGGCACTATCAAGCATCAACAAGGACAAGATTTGAATGGCGCTGATTTATCTGGAACTCCTCTTTTGCTTTTGCCTTGGCAAAAATTTATCATAGTAAATTTATTCGGTTTCTTTAACAAAGGCACAAACATTAGGCGATTCAACGAAGCGCTTATTTTTTTGCCAAGAAAGCAAGGAAAGACAGCTTTTTCTAGCGCTTTGAGTTGGGCTAAAGGTGTTGTTGATAGGAAATCAGGAAGCAAAGTTTACGTACTAGCCAATTCAATAGACCAAACCAAGGAGGCTTTTGGGTTTTTGTCTTATAACCTATCTTTAGTACGAAAAGGATTTAAAAAGTTCAGATTGCGAGATAATAACCAAGAGCACTCAATCAAAGCTGAATTTGCAGATGGAAAGATTGAAGTAATAGCTAAAGCTAATCAAGAGGACAAGTTGGACTCGTTCAACTGTAATGGCTTGATACTTGATGAAATCCACAGCTGGAAAAAAGCGGGCGCTAAGAAGTACACGCTTATGAAGAATGCTATGAAAGCTTACCGAAATAAGTTACTTGTTGGAATTTCTACAGCTGGTGATGTTGCTAACGGTTTTCTAGCAATGCGTATTCAAACTTTGAAGAAATATCTTGACGGACAAATAACAGATACAGTTTATGACAGCTATTTCATTTTTCTTTGCATGGCTGAACAAGACAATAAAGGTAATATCTTGAATCCAGTTACGCATGAGATAACAACAATTGATGACCCGCAAGTTTTGGAGTCGCTAACTCCTTCACTGAATCAAACGACAACGCTATCTGAATTATTAGCTGACGCTAGGCAAGCTATGTTAGAACCTCAATTGAAAGCCGAGTTTCTTAATAAAACTTTGAACGTATTCACGACTGCTGAGAATGCTTATTTTGATATTGATGAATTTAAATACTCTGATAGTCAATTTGATTGGACGATTGAGGAATTGTCAAAACTACCAATTGTTTGGTATGGCGGTGCTGACTTATCGAAACTACACGACTTAACAGCATCTGCATTGTACGGCACTTTGAAAAACCATAAGTTTAAAGATTCTGATGGTATCGAGCAAGTGAAAGATATAGATATATCAATCACTCATGCTTTCTTTCCTCGTGCGAGAGCGATTGAAAAAGCGGAAGTTGATAATATACCATTGTTCGAGTGGTCTGAGGAAGGTTGGGCAACGCTGAGCAATACGCCTACAGTTCTGTATGACGATGTTGTCAAGTGGTTCATTAATATGCGAAGTTTAGGTTTTAAAATTCGTGAAGTTCATTTTGACAAGAAATTCGGACGTGAGTTTTTCTTAAAGATGAAAAAAGCAAAATTCAAAATGCGAGATGCACCTCAATATTTCTATAGAAAATCGGAAGGTTTCAGGCATATTGAAGTTAAAGCAAAAAACGCTGAATTATATTATGCTCACAGCTTAGCTTACGAGTATTGTGTTAGCAATGTCGTCGCTATAGAAAAGACTGATGATATGATTCAGTTTGAAAAAGTTTTACCGAATCAACGAATAGATTTATTTGATGCGAGTGTATTCGCTTGCGTTGCTAGTCTTGAGGCTGGAGAATCTAAACAACAAAAAGAATCATGGGGAATTAAATAATGGCTTTTAATTTTATGAAAAAGAAGCAGGTCAGGTCAGACCCGAGCGCTATAAGTATAGAGTACGTGTCGCCGAATCAATTCATCGAATCAATTTCAGACAGTTATGTCAGGCTTGCTGACAATCCAGAAGTCCGCATGGGCGTCGAGAGAATCGTCGACATGGTTTCTAGCATGACGATTCAACTTATGAAAAATTCCGAAAAAGGAGATACAAGGATATTTAATGACTTATCAAGAGTTGTCGATATTGAACCTAATCCTTACATGACGAGGAAGAATTTCATTGCATGGATTGTGAGAACTTTATTGATAGAAGGCGGTGGTAATGCTGTTGTTAAGCCGATATTTGATGGCTTAAAACTAAAAGCGCTTTTGCCAATACCTCCAAACGCAACGACTTTCAATACTGATGATTATGAGTATTCAATCAATGTTAGTGGAAAAGAATATAGTCCAGATACTTTATTGCATTTTTCAATAAATCCAAGACCTAACAATCCATTTATTGGAAGTAGCTATGAATTTGTATTGAAAGATTTAGTAGATAATCTCAAACAGTCTTATGTTACTAAGAAATCTTTCATGAAATCCGAGTACATGCCAAGTCTAATCGTGTCTGTTGATGCTGATTCGGATACTTTTTCAAATGAAGAAGGACGCAAGAAGATTGAAGAACAATATTTGAAGCGTGAAAATTCACGAGCTCCATGGATAACGCCTCAAGGTATTATAGACGTTCAAACTATCAAGCCTCTTACGCTGAACGATTTGGCATTAAACGATGCTGTAGAAATAGACAAAAAGACGGTAGCATCACTTCTCGGTGTTCCGCCTTTTCTTTTGGGTGTTGGTACTTACAGCAAAGACGAGTATAACAACTTTGTAAATACCAGAATTTTGTCAATAGCACAATCTATTCAGCAAACCTTAAACAAGCTCATTCTAGACCCTACAATGTACTTTAATTTCAATCCACGCAGTTTATATAATTACTCGCTTACTGAGTTGGTAACCGCTGGTGTACAAATGGTCAGCGTGAATGCTTTAAGACGTAATGAGTTACGTAATTGGGTAGCCTTGCCGCCAGATGCCGAAATGGATGATTTGCTAGTGCTTGAAAATTACATACAAGCGCATGATGTACAAAATCAAATGAAATTAGTTCAGAACCAAGGGAAAGGAGGTGAGAATAATGAACAATCGTAAGTCTTTGCAGGCTAGAGACATCGGACAACTAGATAATAACCAAGAAGCTACTGACAAGAAGATTATCAGTGGTTATTTTATTGTCTTTGACACTGAAACAGAGCTTTATCCAGGGGTTCGCGAAGAAGTTTCACCAGATGCACTTGTAGGCGTTGATTTAAGCGACGTTAAAGCGCTTATAGACCATGACACTGCTAAAGTGTTAGGTAGAACTAAAGCGAACACACTGAGCTTATCAGTCGATTCTAAAGGCCTCTATGGCGAAATCATCGTAAATGAATCAGACCAAGAAGCCATGAATCTATATTCACGTGTACAACGTGGAGATGTTGACCAGTGTTCTTTTGGTTTTGAAATTCTGAATGAAGAAATGATTCAAAATTCTGATGGAACTGTCAAATTTATTATCAAGTCAATCAATCTTTATGAAGTTTCTGTTGTGACTTTTCCGGCTTATCAAGAAACAGCTGTAGAAGCACGCAGTAAACAAATTGAAGATGCGCAAAAACGTACCTTGCAAGCATGCAAGGATGAATTAAAGGAGAAATTAAATGGCATTAAAACAACTTATTTTGTCTCGTAAAATTAGCGAGCGTTCAAACCAACTTTCTAAATTACTAGAGCAACGCTCTTCATTAGAAAAACGAGAAGAAGAAATTACACGAGCTCTTGAAGAAGCTGTAAGTACAGAAGATGTTAATCAAGTCTCTAAGTCAGCTGATGAGCTTGAAAAAGAAATTAAAGATTTAGATGAACAAATCAAAAAATTAGAAGATGAAAAAGCAGGACTCGAAAAAGAATTAGAATCAATCTCTAGCTCAGATAATTCTGGCGCTACTGACACAACAGGAACAGGTGGTAATCGATCTATGAAAAATAAAAATATCTCAACCCGCGAAGGTGGTGAAAAACTAGAGCAAACACGCTCAGCTATCAATGCGTTCATTCACTCAAAGGGTGCGCAACGTGCATCAGGTTTCACGTCTGTAGAAGGCGGAGCGCTTATTCCAGAGGAGTTGTTAGCTCCAGCTCTTGTTCCTGAAGATATTGTTGACTTGAAAAAATACGTAAATGTTATCCAAGTCAATACTGCATCTGGTAAATATCCAGTGATTGCAAAATCAGGAAAAAAAATGGCAACTGTCGCTGAATTAGAAGCTAACCCTAAATTGGCAAACCCAACATTCACAGAGGTTGATTTCAGTGTCGCTACTCGTCGTGGATATATCCCAATCTCGCAAGAAATTGTTGATGATGCTACTTATGACGTCACTGGTCTAATCGCTAACGAGATTGCAGACCAAACGTTGAATACAACAAATGCAGATATTGCAACTGTTTTGAAAACTGCAACAGCTAAATCAGTTGTTGGAGTTGATGGACTTAAAAACATCATTAATGTAACGATTAAACGTGTATACAATGTCAAATTGATCGTGTCAGCTTCACTATACAACGAACTTGACAAATTGAAAGATAAAAACGGTCGTTACTTGCTTCAAGATTCAATTACATCTGCTAGTGGCAAAACGTTGCTCGGTAAGGAAGTAGTTGTGTTAGATGACGACATTATCGGATCTAAGGCTGGTGACTTGGTTGGTTTCTTGGGAGATCCCAAAGAGTTCATGAGCTACTTTGACCGAAAACAAATTTCAGTAGCTTGGGTAGATAACCAAATTTATGGTAAATTACTTGCTGGTGTAGTGCGTTATGATGTTAAGAAAACAGACACAGAGGCTGGATTCTATATTACTTACACGAACGCACCTGCTGGCGCATAAGGAGCGACGTTATGAAGTATATCACGATTGTTGCTTTCACTGACAAGCTCACAGGAGATGTGTACTATGTTGGTGATAAGTACCCAGCAAAAGGAAAAGCAAAAAAAGCTAGATTAGATGAACTATCATCTTCTAGCAATCAGCGTAAAGAGCCATTAATTAAGGAAGTGAGTGAAGATGAATGAAACAGAGTTTAAGGCATCAGCCTTGGACTTGCTTAAAGCCTCCTTAGGCTATAAGTCAAATGTCCGAGACGAGCTACTGACGATAATCGTATCAGGAGTTATTGATGAGCTGAGAGAGGAAAAGGGCATAGCGTTAGACTTTGATAATTTGGCTCACTTAATGTTTGTCGTTGACTTGTCAGCGTTTAGATACGAAAACAAAGGCGGCGGTATGATGCCTAGGAATTTAGAGTATCGTCTTAGAAATTTGATTATAAAGTTCGGCGGTGGTTCTATTGAATAATTGGGATTTAGAAGTAAGTCTACTGCAAGTTGATGGATATTCAACGAACAAAATCGGGGACAAAGTACCAAAGTATAAAGCGATTGACATTTTGGCATACGAAAAACCTATTACTCGTGGCGAGCTGATTATCGCTGGTCAATCTAATATTCAAATTTCTAAAATCGTTGTTATTCACGGATTTGAGTACTCAAACGAGGAGCTTTTGGAAATTGACGGAGTTAGATATCAAGTGATTAGCTCTTACAAAATCTCAAACGAGGAATTAGAGATTAAATTGAAATCTAAAAAAGGCGGTGCTTAATGGATATCGCAGATGAAATCGCAAAGGCTTTATCTGAGTATTCGGAAGAAGTCGCTGAAAATTTAGAAGCTATCAAAAAAGAAGTCGCCGAAGATACGGTTGAAATGCTTAAAAGTACTAGCCCTAGTGGCAGGCGTGGAAAATACGCTAAAGGTTGGCGTATGAAAAAAGACGGAACAGGGTATTATGTCTATAACGCCACTGATTATCGCCTTACACATTTGTTGGAACGCGGGCATGCTAAGGCTAACGGAGGACGCACAAAAGCGCAACCTCATATTGCGCAAGCTGAGAGAGAAGCCATTGAAAAAATAGGAGTGAGGATTCAAACTTGAATATTTCTGAATTGCGAGAAACTCTCAAAACGCTTGACATACCAGTTAGATATCGTGCTTTTAAGGTTGGTGAAGTTCCTAGCTTGCCTTATTTACTGTACTATACAACTGATAATCAAGGCACTTTAAAGGCCGATAATCATAACTATGCTAAGGCTTATAATTTAACTCTTGAATTATATAGCGAAGAAAAAGACCTTGAATTAGAGGAAAAACTAGAGGCGCTACTCGATGCGAATAACATCGAGTACGATACATTTGAAAGCTACTTAGATACTGAAAGTATGTACGAAGTGGCTTATGATATTACGATTTAAGGAGGGCTTAAATGCCAGTAAAAGAAAACAAAGTCGTTTACGGACTAGAAAACGCACACTATGCCAAGTTGACATTTGGTGAAAACGGCGCACCTACATTTGAAACGCCAGTCGCTTTAAAAGGTTCCGTTGAATTTAAAATGGACCCAGAGACAAATTCAGTTGAATTTGCGGCGGATAACGATTCACAATACTTCACAGAGGACGAAAACAACGGGTACAGTGGTACGCTTACTATTGCTAATATGCCTCTATCTTTCCGACAAGATATTCTTGGCGAGGTGCTAGACGAAACCGATGGGACAATTACCGAACTAGCTGATGCAAAATTCAGCCCGTTCGCCTTACTTTTCCAATTTGATGGAGACGAGACGAAAACACGGCATGTACTCTACTACTGCAACGGTAGCCGTGCTAGTATCTCATCTAAAACAGGTAAGGATATTTCTGGAGTTGAATTGCCATTCAAAGCTAAACAGCTTGTAATTGGTGATAAAAAACTCATCAAGACTCAGACAACTAGTGCAGAGTCAACGAAATACAATGACTGGTTTAAAGCAGTCTATGTAAAAGGTGCACAACCTGCCGCAGGATGACATAATAGTTCAAAGAGGTGGCTAAGGCTGCCTTTTTTTTAGGAGAAAAAACATGGAAAAAACAATTTATATCGACGACAAACCGGTTCACTTAAAATCGACAGCAGCAACTGCCATGCGGTACAAAGCGCAATTTAAAAAAGATTACTTCTCGGAATTACTCAAACTTGCAAAAGTGTTTTCAGGTCAAGGAAAAGATGGAGAAATTGATTTACAAGATATTTCTTACGAAAATATGGGACTTGTCGATTTTGAGGTACTTTACAACTTCATCTGGGTTTTGGCAAAAACAGCCGATAAATCAATTCCAGAACCTCTTGAATGGCTTGATGGTTTTGATTCAATGCCTATTGCAGATATTTTCCCTGAGATTTCAGAGTTACTTCAATCATCTATTGAATCAAAAAAAAAGTAGATAAAAAAAGCGGTTCTGATGAATTATTTACCGAAGAATCCTTTTTTTATGTTTGTAAGCAAGTTGGCTTGACAATGGCTGACTTGGAAGATATGAATATCGGTCAATGTTTAGACTTCATCCAAGAATGGGTCGAAAACAACGACAAAGACGGTAATAGCAAAGTATCGACAAGGAAAGCGACACAAGATGACTTTAACAACTTTTAGAAAGGAGATAAATGGCAGGTAAAAACATAAAAGGTATCACTATTGAAATTGACGGTAATGCGACAGGTTTAGATAAGGCTTTAAAAGGCGTTAACAGCACGTCTGTTAAGCTGAACTCTGAGTTGGGACAAGTTAACAAGCTGTTGAAGTTTGACCCATCAAATGCCACGGGACTTGCTCAGAAACAAGAGTTGCTGACTAAATCAATCGAAAATACCTCAGATAAGCTCAATCAGCTTAAATCTGCACAATCGCAAGTAGATGCGCAGTTTAAGTCAGGTGATATCGGCGAAGAGCAATACAGAGCATTTCAACGTGAACTAGCATCCACCGAGCAAAGTTTGAAAGGTTATAAAACACAACTTTCTAACTTGCAGTCTGAGCAACAGAAATTAGGACAAAATACTGATAGGCTAAATACCTATTTCAGTGCAAGCAGTAAGTCAATAGATGACTTTAGCGGAGTTTTAGGCACTAAATTAGTCAATTCTATCAAAAATGGCACTGCATCTAGTGACCAGTTGGAATTGGCTTTGAATAAAATCGCAAAAGAAGCACTTGGTGCTGAAGGTGACGTTTCAAAGTTTAAAAACGCTTTAGATAAAGTAGACGATGGCGGAAGTATTAATAGCGTGAAATCTAGTCTAGAAGAACTCAAAGTAACTTCTAATTCTACTGATGAAGAATTATCTAAAATCGGTGGCGGCATTACATCTGGAAATATGATGCAAGCTACACAAGTCGTATCAGATGCAGGAGAAAAAATAAAGGAGTTTGCGGGGTATGCTCAAGATGCTTTTAGGGATGTAGATGATGGATTAGACAACTACACAACTAAAACAGGTAAAAGTTCTGACAAGATAAAAGGTGCATTCGATAATATAGCAACATCAATGCCTATAGACGATTTAGGAGAACTTGGTAATGCTATCGGAGAAGTTGATACTCAATTTGGTCTAACTGGAAATAAATTGCAAAGTACATCAGAATACTTCTTAAAATTTTCTGAAATAAATAAAACTGATGTTTCTGATTCAATACAAAACACAAAGGATGTTTTAGAACAGTTTAATTTAACAGCTGATAAGGCGCCTTCTGTTCTTGACGCTATAACTAAAACTTCTCAAGATACTGGAACTAGTGTCGACGATCTATTTTCTATAGTAAAAGAAAATTCAAGCACATTCGAAAGTTTAGGTTTTGATGTAGGTACATCAGTTAATATGATTGGTAAACTAGACCAACAAGGCGTAAACGCTGGAGCTGTAATCAAAGCACTTACAAAATCACAGACGACACTTGCAAGTGAGACAGCGAAATCAACAAAAGAAGTTGGAGATTTAGAGCAAAAGTTGCAAGAGCAAAACAAACAGCTTAGTAATACTAAGTCAGGTACTCCAGCTTACAAAAGTTTATCAGAAAACATCAATAAAACTAAAGTTGAATTAGAAGAAGCGTTAACAGCACAAGATAAGTTTTCTAAAGGTTTCGGGGCTAATTTGTCAGATTTGCAAAAAAGTATTAAAGGAGCAACTGACGAACAAGATGCAATTAATCAAGCATCAGAAGTTTTTGGTAAAAAACAAGCTCCTCAAATAGCAAAAGCCATCAGAGATGGAAAGCTTAATTTGGAAGAGTTCGGAAAAGCTGGTAAGGAATCTCTGGGAACTGTAGGAAAAACTTTTGATGACACTTTAGATCCTATAGACAGACAAAAAGTTGCAATGCAAGGCGTTAAAATAGCAATGGGAGAGATAGGTGCAGCTATTGCTGAAGGTGTTCAACCGATTCTCAACTCTTTAATACCAATGCTAAAAAATATAGCTAAAGCATTTGGAGAGCTTCCAAATGGCATAAAAACTTTTATCGTAATAATCGGTACTTTAATAACAGCATTCACAGTATTGGCTCCGTTTATTGCTTCAATTGTTACGATATTCTCTTCATTAGCAGCCGCAGCAGCAGCAGCTGAACTAGGAATCGGTGCGTTTATCGCAACATCTCTACTTCCAATAATTCCTATAATAGCGGCTGTAATAGCGGTAATTGCAGTCATAATTCTCGTTATTAAAAACTGGGGAGAAATAGTAAGCTGGTTGACAGAAATTTGGAGCGGAATATCTCCGTTTTTTTCATCTATTTTTAGCTTTTTGGTAAGTATTTTCAGCGGTTTTCAACCAGTTTTAGACACATTCGTTTCTTTCTTTCAAAATACTGTATCTAATGTGATGATGATATTTAACGGAATTATCGGTATATTGCAAGGAGTTTTTGATATTGTCGTTGGTATTTTCACTTTGAACGGAGAACAAATCGGTCAAGGATTTGCGCAAGTTTTCCAAGGGCTTATTTGGATTGTGTCTGGCGTATTTTCTCAAATAATTAATTTTGTTACATCCTCTTTGGGTGCAATCGTTAACTTCTTTAGTGGAATACTTGGCGGAATAGCCGGAATAGTAAGTGGTATTTTCAACGGTATAAAAGATGCTTTTATAAATCCATTAGAAACTGCAAAATGGGTTATCAAAGGAATTGTAGATGCTATCAAAGGTTTCTTTAGTTTCAGCATTACATGGCCAAAAATTCCAATGCCTCATTTTAGTATCAACCCTGCTGGTTGGGAAATTGGAGACCTGCTTAAAGGTAAGATACCTAGTCTAGGTGTTGACTGGTTCGCGAATGGTGGTATCTTAACAAAACCAACCGTATTTGGTCAAAACGGAAACAACCTCATGGTCGGTGGAGAAGCTGGCAAGGAAGCAGTAGCGCCCTTATCTGATTTAATGGCTTATGTTGAATCAGCAGTAGCTAATCAAATTGGAGATATGAGTAGTAATTTCGCTCAAATGATTCAATTGTTATCTATTATTGCAAGTAAAGAACTTGCATTGGATTTTCCTGGTGGTGATCTAGCTAGAATTTCATATAAAGAAACAGAAAAATTAATGCTGAGGAGGAATATATGACATCGAGAAAATTTTTTCTTTACAACAGCAAAAACGATTTAATTGATTTGAACAATCATGAAATTTTAGCTTTGAACCCAAGTGGGTTAGGCATTTCGTTTTCTAACAGTTTTTCAAATAGTGGAGCTAACTTTTTGCAAGAAAAGTCTGCGCTAAACTCAGCAAGTTTGAAATTGGATATTGTTTTTACCAGAAATTCAAGTACACCATATGAAAAATATGAAGAGTTCGTGAATTTCCTGAACAAACCACCTTTCAAATTAATTTATGAAATAGGCGGAAAGTCATTCCAAAGGGATTGCGTGCTATCTGAATTATCTAAAAGCGAGATAACTACTCATGTTTTAAGCGAAAGCTTAATTCTTGACTTTCTCACACCTTTTTATCGTGAAATTTCCGAGACATACGAGCCAAATTCTGATACAGATGGCGATGGCAAGATTTATCTCGGTTTGAATCGTCCTAGAAATTTGATAATCAATCCTAACTTTCTTAATAACATGCAAGATTGGTCGAATATGAGCGATCCAGAAGGTACGTATCAATTACAGGTACCTACTTCTGATAAACCAAATTCTAACATTCTGAAACTGACATCAAGCAACAATAAGCTATCAAGTTTCATAAATGCCTGGGGACTTCTTGTCAAAAAAGGCGAACGTCTATCTTTTCGTGTTGATATCAAGACCGAAAACAATCCAGACTATGACAGACCAGTGATAAGAGTTGGTTATGGCACTGGCGAGAAGAACTACAAGTACTCCGACTTAGGCATTACAGTTAGTTCATCAAGTTTCAAGACTGCTGCAATCTCTTTCGTAGTTCCAGAGGATGGTGTATTTAGTTTTCAGTTAATAAACCAGAACTTGTCAACAATTGGCGCGATGTCAACATATTTCCGTGAACCGATGCTTATTCGTGGTGATGTGTCTGATATGCCATCTGACTTCTATACTGGTAAGCCAAGTAATAATTACTATGTTTATCCATACGTCTATGAGTCTGATTATAATGGGAAATCGGGCATGTTCCAGATTGAGAACAATTCTGTATACATCGGCTCTGCCAAAGGGTCACCAGTTGAAATTACAGTGCATGGACCTTGCACAAATCCATACTGGGAAATTCTTGACGGGTCTAAAGTGTTACAGTCTGATGGCTACAACATTGATGTTCCTGATGGGTATAAGCTAGTTGTGTCAAGCGTCGTTCAAAAGCAACGTGTCAAGCTAATAGCACCAGATGGCACTATATCAGATGTTTACCAACAACAGGATTTGTCAAAATCTAATTTCGTCACAATCCCAGAGGGGCATGTCACTTTGGCGTTTCATAACGTTGGCGATGTGTCATTCAATTACAGAGAGGAGTATATCACAGTATGAGTGATCAAATTAATATTTGGATAATCGACAGAAAAGGAGCTATTACTCAAGAGCCTATCGTTGTCTCTAAGGCCTCCATTCAGCCAGACTACATCACACAAGATGCCAGCACATTTGAGCTGCCAGATGATGCGTCATTTGTCCGTGGCGATTTCATTTTGGCTAAAGTCATGAATAGTTCAACGGTTTCATTTTTTGGTGTTATATCAAGCTATGAAGATAAAAAAGTGGTCGCAAAAGACTTGCTTGGGCTAGTTAACTTTGAGTTCCCGGCTACACGAATGAGTGGGTCGAGCTTTGAACAACACATCAAGAATTTGATTAATCGGTATCTTTTACAAGACGCGTCTAAAGACTTGAATATCTTAGACATTGAAGTCAAGACAAATACCACACACATCTATCAGCCATCAGAGCCACCAATAGCCACAAACTTGATGAGTTATGCAATCAACGGATTCAAGAAATATAACGTTGTTTGGCGTTTCGATAAGTTTGAAGGTGGTCGTATTAAGACAGTCATTGAAGCTATTACAGACACTATGCAGCTTAAGGACAATATCGCAGATTTCCAAGATTGGGAAGTTTCTACAACTGAAATCGGTAAAAATACCGAAAACCATCTACTTATTGTCAACAAAAACACAACAAATTCAGAAGGGCCAAACGTCCTTGCTGAACGTTATCTGACAACAAATAACGACATCACAAGCAATTATGCTGACCCTGCTGTCATTAAGCCGACAATCACAAAAGTGTCTATATATGATACGACAGCGACCGACAAGCCTAGTTATGACGATTTGGCTAACAGCGAGTTAAAAGGTAATTACTACTCACACGAGATTAGTTTCACGATGTCTAAAGACAACGAGTTTTTCAACATTGAAAATTTAAAACTTGGTACGTTAGCTACAATCTATAGTAACGAAAGACTTTATAAATCAGTCTTAACTGGTTATGAATATCCGAGCGATTCTGACAGGGTTAAACTGAAATTCGGTCATGTCAAAAGTCGGCTCAGCGAATTATTAAATTAAAGGAGGAAAACAATGACACTACAAGGTTATCAATTTGATAAGGCAAAGGTCACACCAGAAGCGGATGCGCAGTTATACAGTTATCTGGCACAAGGCTCGGATAACAAGGTTATCTCAGGATTGACAGCGACTGCAACAGGTTTGAACGTCTATGTTGCATCTGGCAAGGCGCTTGTGCAAGGCAGATTAGTTGGGGTAACTCAACAACACCAGCTGACAGCTCAAGCTAACAAGACTGGTTATGTGTGTATCACAGTTGACTTGACTCAGAACAATACATCAACAGGAACACCAGGCACTAGCAATTATGTACCAATCAATAATCAGTTGCGCCTTGAATTGGTCGATGCACTTAATCAGCAGGATTTGAACTCTGGCGGACTGATCTATACATTCCCAATTTATTCGTATACATCAACTGGTACATCTGTAGCTCTGACTAAAATCGATAAGAGCTTCCGAACGATTGAAACAGATTGGATAACAATATCAAAAGGACGATATAAGTTTGTTTACCCTAGAGTCGCTATCGCATTTGATATCACTGGTGCAGGGGAAACTTTCGTCCAAATAGGAGTTTTACCAAAAGAATTTACACCACCTTTCGATCGATGGTTTTCGGCGGCAACTACAGGAACTACAACAGCAGATGATAGACACGTGATGGTTAGGGCATCCGATGGAGCAGTGATTTTATGGTCTCCAAAAAGTGGTGCCAGATACCAATCAGAAATTAGCTTTACGTTATAGATAGAGAGGAAGATTATAATTTGAATATTGAGACACTTGGCGCTTATGCTGGGTCATTGATGGCAATTATCTTACTAATTGCATATTTTGTTAAACCAGTTGTAAGCTCATTTAGCGAGATAACAGACACATTGAGCAAGGTCAACCGAAACTTAGATTTGCTCAATAAAGACTTGGAAGCCAGTAAATCAGACAGACAGTCTATGCACGATGAATTAAAAATTCACGATGCAAAATTAGACTCTCATAGCGAGAAATTGGTCGCTCATGACGAGCAATTAAAAACGCTGTTTAAAGAAAGGAGTTAAAAATGAAATTTCAAAAACTAACCAATTGTCGATAATTAAAGGAGGATATGATGAG